CAACCAGTGACTCAGCAACAAACCCCACAAGCTCAACAACCAGTGGCTCAGCAACAACCTGCTCAACAACCACAGCAACCAATACAAGCCACTGTAACAACAAGTGCTTGTGGAAACTTTACAATTCCAGATAGATTAAATAAAAAACTAATAAGAAGAAAAATGGGAAATACATTCTTTGCATAAAAAATAAAGCCACCCAATTGGGTGGCTTTTATTATGCGTGGGTGAAACCATTACAGTTTATTTCACCACAGCGAATCCATTTGCATCCTTTTTAATTTCAAGAACGTCGGTTATATTATCCTTAACGATTGGATTATGGCTAATAACATAAACTTTTGAATCCTCGGCAAAACCTTCAAGAATTGAGATTGCTGCTTTAATGCCAAACTCATCAAGTCCTCTATCAAGAAGTTCATCTACAACCAACAATCCAGACTTATTAGAGAAGAATACTCTACTAAGGTTAAACAAAGCAAATGCTGCAGCTATTTCCATTCTTGTTCTTTGTCCACAGCTCAACGAAGCAAATGTTATTTCTTTTCCGTTACAAGTAAGTGTATCATTCAAGTCTTTATCGAAAGATGCTTTAATATCCATATCATTAAAGAAGAATGGTAAATACTGATTAAGTTTCTCATTAAATACTGGTATCATCTCACCAATGAAGAATTTCTTAAATCCACCAGATTTATTAGAACAACACTCAGCAAGATATTCGTAGTGTTTAATACCATCATCAATCAAGTCTAAATCTTCTTGAATTTTTTCTGCTTCTCTATTAAACTCTTCAATCTCTGCTTTAAGTTTATCTGCATACTTCTTGTCGTAAGCAGACTTAACACTTCCATTTACTGCAGTAATAATTATATTATTATCAGTCTTGATCTTAGCAAGCTCTGTTAATTTATCGCCAATAGAATTAATATATTCTTCTGTATACTTAGAGATTTCAAGTTTAGAAATCTTTTCTTTAAGTTCTGTAATCTCAATAAGAAGCTCGGCCTGCTTTTTACAATTTTCTTCGTATGTTTTATCAAACTCTGTCTTGTGTTTCAAAGCATTTAAATACTTCTCGCGAATAACATCAGAATTAGCAGTAAAGTTTTTATCAAGATTTTCTCTAATCGTATTTACGTCAGCAAGAAGAGTATCGTAAGTATCTTTGAACTCTGTGAGATTTACCTTTTCTTCTTCGAGCTGCTTATCAAAGTCTTCAATATCCCCTTCGAGTTCTTTAATTTTCTTTTCGATAATTTCTCTCTTTTTAGCAGTTTCTTCAGCATCCATTGGGTTTCCGCAGTATGGACAAATTGCTTCTTTTACTTTCTCAAGATCTTCTTTCTGTTTCTTAAGTTCTTTTTCAGAAGTCTCTTTCTGAGTTTTCAGATTTCTTGCTTTTTCCATAGAGCTATCAAGTTGAACTTTTGCTTTTTCAATTCCGCTTTCTCTTGTCTTGATTGTTTCAAGATCAGTCTTATACTTCTCTTCTTTCTTCTTATTTTCTTCAAAGTCGAAATCGCCGTACTTAACCAATAATTCTGATTCTTCTTCTGGGAAAGTATTAATAGAATTCAAATCGTCATGAAGTTTTTTCTTTTCTTTAATCTGTTTCTCATACTCTTCTTTCAAAGTAGTATTGGAAAGTTTTGCTTTCTCTGCAGCAACATCTATAAACTCAAGTTCCTTTTCTTCTGCTTCAGCTTCTTCTATTTTCTTTTGAGCCTCTTCTTTCTGTTTCTTTAATTCAAGAAGTTTCTCCTTAGCCTGAGCAGAATAGTCATCAAGGTTCTTCTGAGCATACTCTACTTTACTAATAGCAATATTTTTCTTTGCTGCTACTTCTTCTCTTTCTGCTTTACACTCTTTAATAATTTTCTTTGTTTCTTCATAGAAATATGAAATTTCTTTTAAAGAAAGAATATTTTCAAAAACAGTTAATCTGTCTGTTCCACTTGCTGAGAAAAAGTTTGAGTAGAACTCAGAACTAAATACTGTAGAGTTTACAAAAGCAATATATGGCATTCCGAAATAATCAATAATATCCTGATTTGTATCAGATGCATTTTTGCTTGAAATGTCTTTATCACCCTTAAAGAGATAAACTTTATCTCCGTGAGTTGTATGGGCGCGGTATCTTAAAACCTTATAAATTTCTCCATCGTCTCCAACAAACTCTACAGAAACTTTACAGTCTTTTCCTACATCTCTGTTTATAACATCCTTTATCAATTCCTGGCGTGTTTTACCATACAAAGCAAAAATCATTGCTTCAATAATTGTAGACTTACCAACACCATTCTTTCCGCTAATATTCACAAGCCCATTACCGCTTAAGTCAATGGTTGTTTCCTGAGGACCATAATTGAAAAAGTTTTTAATACTAACTGATTTTATATATTTCATAATTCTATTCCTTCTTAAGTCTACTTAAAACATTTTTAAAACATTCTAGCAATTTCTCGTTATTAATTCCAGCCTTCTTACTTGCCTCTAGATACTTAACCATTGAAACTGTTACGCCTTCATTTGCATCAATTTTTTCTCTTACAGACATATCGGCTGTTTCTGTTTTCTCAAACTTTGGTGTTACTGAAACCGCGCCTTTAGCAATCATTATATCTCTAAGTTTTACAAAGTTTTCAATCTTAGAATTTATAATAACTTCTATAAGTTTATTATTATAATCAATCGTATCGTCAAGTAAAGCATCTGCAAGATTTACTGTTAGATATTCTGGTGCTTCATTATATTTTATCAACTCATAATCTGTTCCGTCAATAACTGCAAAATAATGGTCGCCAGCTTCATCTTTTCTTGTTGAATAAGGAGAACCAGGGAAAACAATATTGTCTTCTTCTTGCTTCTTGTGTAAATGCCCACTTATAACCAAATCATAATGATCGAAACTTTCTTTTGTAAAAGTATTATCTTCACACTTTTTATATGGATTAAAGTAGAAGCCTTCTACTTCCAAATGTGTAAACAAAACACTACCATTATTTGGAATATCATCTGGGTTCTGTGTGTAAGCCAAGAAGTCATAATCTACACCGTCTATATTAATTGTTTCTGATTTCTTAATAAAATGTGCGAACGCTTTAAATGATTCAGCCAAACAGTCATTATCATTATTCATTGCATCGTGATTGCCTGGGAATATAATAAGTTCCAATCCATTTTCTTTTAATTCATAAAGTTTATTAAAGAATGGAATAAACATCTGATTACGAATACTATTACTAGTATCAAATAAATCTCCACCAATAACTAAATGAGTAATATCATTGTCTTTACAATATTTACCAATATAGTCAAGGAAATTTAAGCATTCTGTTAATCTGATTATTTCTCTGTTGATGTGTAAGTCGCTGCAAAATGCTATTTTTGCCATACTTTTCTCCTTTCAAGAAAAGCATAACTCCAAAGCATTATTCTGTCAAGAAAGTTAAGTTGCCTTCTGGTACAATATCCCATAAAGAATATTTATCTATCTCTGATTTAGAAACCTTTGCTTTCTGACGTTTACAATTAATTATATAATCTGGTTTTAAATTTTTCAAGCTCCAACACTTCTTAAATTCATTATCCCAGTATTTTGTAAATATATAACAACGGCGCGGTATATGAAAAGTAACACCCCAAACTTCGCCATAGTTTTCGAGTGTCATATCTTCTGAAAATTCTGATTTTAAATGATTTATTAGTTCTTCTTTTGAGTAGCCAAGAATTTCAGACCATCTGAATGGCCCATTAAATTTTAAGCAATAACGAACATTTTGTTTAATGTTCTTATCTATGCCTGAGACCTTTATCTTCTTTTTCTTTCTTGAAAGACAATCTTTACATATAGATTTGTGCCCATCTTTTTTACTTCTGTCTTTATGGAAATTATCTAATGTTTTTTCTTGTCCACATCTTTTACATCTCTTCTTTTCCATCTTAACTATAATAATTAACCAATTGGTCAGTTATCTCATCTGTAAAGTTAGGGAATTTTAATTTAAGTTCTGCTCTAAATTTCTCTTCCCTTTCTGATATTGTTTCCTCTATTTCTTTTTTAAGGTTCTTGTATTTTTGTGCTGTTAAATCTACTAGTTCGTCTGCTTCCTTTTTAATTTTTGGCTCATATTTTTCTGATACTTCTAAAAGGATATCTCTCTGTAAAATATCTAATCTTTGTTCAAATATTAATTTAGAAAGTAAATAGCAGTTATCACCAATTGCTTTAATTTCTGCTTCTGATTTTTCTTCGAAATGGTCTGCTCTGATTGCGCCACAAATTTGATCTTTAAATGTTTCTTTTACCTGATCCATTAAGAAACCATAAATTATAACTTGATAATTGTCTTCGATTGTAAGTTTGTCTTTCTTCTTTTTAAGTAAATCGCCGTATTCCAATTTGGCAATATTAACCATGTTTTCAATTCTTGTTACGGCATATCTAATGCAATTTGATATTGTTTCGCTTGTCTTTTTGTCTATTTCTTTCGATACTTCACTCTTCCAGTTTATAATAGAACTACTTAAAAGAGCTGCATCTCTTATTATATCTGCTTCAAAATCTTTCTTACTTTTTATTTCTTTCTTATTTAAACGGAATTTAACTCCGTCTCTTCCAGCTTCTGCTTCCACTCCATCGCCAGACTTAATGGCTCTAATCATTATAATCACGATTAGTACAGCTATTACAAGGGCTAACCCCAATGCTATTGCTGCGACCAACGGATGTTTGTCAAAAAAAGTCCACATTTTACAACCTCTACTAAATTAACTTAGTTAAGGTATAAAAAAGGGGCTAGCAAACGCTAGCCCTAAACTTTATTTAATTTCTACTTTTTTTACTTTATTTTCTAGTTTTTTATCTCTTGCAGGAACGGCTATTACGAGAACACCGTTTTTAAATTCTGCATTTGCCTTTTCAAAGTCGAATTTGTCTTCTGGTATAAAATACTTATAAGAAAACTCTGTATCTTTAAAAGTATCTACCAAAACCTTTGCTTTTGGCTTTTTGCTTTCAAGCATTAAATTTTCAAGCTCGGCCTTTTTTCTCTTACCATACTCTTTTGTAGTAGAAAGAATTAAACAGTCTTTTCCAAAAGAAATATCCAAATCTTCTTTTGAATAACCAGCCAAAGCAAACTTAAAAGTAACTTTGTTATCTCTCTTAATTACTTTTAGTGGTGGGAACGAAGGTACTGAATACTTAGTACCAGCAAAGAACGAATCGTCGAACAATTTCGACATCTCATCAAATAAATCATTAAACATATATATCTCCTTGCCTAATCCCTGACTTTACAGGCAATTAGGGCTTAAGTTTCAAAAACATTCCAACTGTTTTGTCGAAGTCTATTTCTTTTTTTAACTTATCATCTTTTATAAACTTTGTTGTCACTAATGTCAAGGTTGCAAGATAGATAGGCTTGACGCTAACATTTACTGCGTTATTCATTCTATTATACGAGTAGTCAAACATTGACACAGAATCTTTCGAGAGGGTTTTATTTACTATGTGCTCGAGCGCCCCAAAAACTGTGTTTCTAAGTATTTTATTTTTTCTCAGTGCTCTTTTAAAATGCTCTTCTATATACTTGCCAAATTCCATTTCCAGTCCGTAAACGGAAACCATATATGGTAATTTTACGGACAATCTAAAACTCTTAGACATACCCAAAGATAATCTTTCTGGACGACAATTCTTTAAACCATCGTCTAACCAAGCGTCAATGTCAAAAGCAAACTTACTTGTTTGAGTATTGTAATCTACAAGTTTTATATACTTTTTATCCTGCGGTTTTATCCAGGCGTTTAGTTTATCCTTTAAAGCGTTCTGGTTTACTTTTAATTGTCCAACTGTCGGCATTCCATTATAGCACATATTTTGAAAAGTAAAATAGTAAACATCATTTTCCACTCTCGATTTTACAATGATAGGTGAAATACTAAACTGAGAAGTTGGCTGCGTTTCTAGTCCATCAACTCTACCAGAGAATGGGCCATTAAATGTTGTCATATTTGGAGTCATTATTTATCTCCTTGTATGAATGAAATCAGTTTAGATTTTGCCTTGTTATAGTCATAATTAAACTGTTTGAAGTCTTCTTCTCCATTTACTTCTTTATAGTCAGAAACAACGTCTTCCAATTTACTTAAGTCATTAGATGCTTCCGTCTTGCCAGTATAAGCCTTTTCCATAATTTCGTCTATAATTTCAGTAATCTTTGAGCGGCTTACTTTTGTAGCAGACGAACCATTCTTTGGATTAACCCTATTCATAAACTCTTTATATTTTTTCTTTATATCGCCATCAAGTTTTTTGCCGCTAGCAAGTTCTTTAATTTTTTCCTGTTCATCTTCGAGGTCTCTAATAGAATTAAATTCCTTACCCATTGCTGAGCTTAATCTGTCTTCAAAATCGTCATCGGCAAGTTCTCTTGGTTTTAGATTTTTAAGATCTGAAGAATCCTTAAACATATTCTTAGGATCTCTGAGTTCTTTGACAGTTATAAAATTATTAAACAATCTATACTTTCTACAAAGTGCTACGTCTTCTTCAGACATAACTTTTTTTAAATCTCTTTCAAGCTGCTTAAGCAATCTATCAAGTTCTTGCTCTGCTTTAACAACCTTTTCGCTCTTTTTATAATATTTAGTTTCAATAAAATCTTCTGGCTTTATTTTAAGATACCACTGATTAATATCTCCAGAATAAGTTCTACCAGTTGCTTTAAGTCCCCAAATCTTTTCTTCGAATTTGTTAAGTTCTACCGAGCCACTTAAAGAACTAAAATTACTAAATTTTTCATTATAAACCTTCTTTGCACTATCAATAGAATCCTGCAAAACTTGTGTATAAAATTTCTTATATTCAGAATTAAGACTTGCGTTTCTTATTTCATTTATTTTCTCACGTCTAAGCAAGTAAACATTAAGAGCGTCTTTGAATGAGCCATGGTGATTATCATCTTCTGTTGGTTTTCCATTTGCGCTAGAAATACCATTTTCTCTCAATCTTTTAATATAATCTTCTATCTGAGATCTAGATTGGGATCTCATTTTTTCACCGTTATTTCTACCTGATACTCTGATGTTCTCTGGATTTCCATTTACAAACCTTCCAGAGTCCTTTAAAAACTCTTCGTATTTCTTTATTTCGTTTACTGTCTTTTCGAGCTCGTTATCTGTCCAACCGTTCTGCTTTTTTCTGCTTATACCAGCAAGTTCCCAAACCTTTTCCAAGTTTGTTGCAGAAAGTTCTACCATTTTTCCAGCTTTAAAATCTGCCAATGTTTTTTCTGCTTTTTTTAAAGCTTCTCTAGCTTCAGTTTGCTTACTGTTTAAATCTTTAAAATCTTTAAAATAAGTACCTTTCTTCTCAATCTTTTTTCTTCCAGACTCACGATACTTATAGTATTCTTCTTTTGTCATACCAAAGATTTCTTTATTGGTAAGCATCTTTCCTTTGGCTACTGTCCTCTTTAACAGATTATATGGGGGCATTACATTCTTTCTAAAATCGCTAATCTTATTAACCATTTCAGCTCCATACTTTCTATAAATATAAGACATTACTTTCTTTTGTTCTTTTGTTAAAGAGTAAACAGTATCGTCGTCTTTATTTCCCGATCTTCCTAATGTTTGAGCTTTTAGTTTTTCTTTTCCTGCAGCGATTGTACCAACTGCGTCTTTAGCAGCATCTGTTCCTTTGGTTACACCTGATTTTATTTTATCAAATATATTGTCTTTGAAAGCAAGCATAGCGATTGCTGGGCTAACGCTAAAAAGCCCTTCTTCTATAACTACTATTTCTTCTGTGTCGCCGAAGCTTTCATTAATAATTTCATCTAGTTTCATACTATTAACTTTCAAATAAAAAACCGCTTAGTTTCCTAAGCGGCCAGAAAGAAAGAAAAGATGAAAAGTCGTGCTTGTCGCACATATATATCTTTCTTATAAAAAATAAACCTCTCTATTTAAGAGAGGTTTTTTGTCTTATTTCTTTTCAACTTCGAAATCTTTATCAGTTGTTTGAAGCGATTTTAAAGCTTCTGGTGATACTGGATAAAGTTTATTAGTCCAATAAACAGCAGAGTTCTTTGCTCTGTCCAAACACTGTCTTCTAATCTCTGCGTATTTATCAAGTTCTGGTTGTTTCTTTTCCATTACTCTATTAGCAACTGGAGCATTCTCATTCTTCTTAAGAATTCTCTGAGCAACATAGAACTTATCGTCTTTTACGCTACCTGGAGCATCAATCTTATCGAATCCCTGGAATGTCCAAATACCACCACTATGTCCACCATTCTTCTCATCCATATATTCAATAACAGATCTAATCTTATATTCATTTACTCCTTTTTCTCTCAAGAATTCTTCAATATCTTTAAGAACGTGTTTATTAACTTCAATGAAGTTTACCTCTCCTTTGTACAAAGGTGATTTAGCAATCTGGAAGAAGCTAGACCAATATCTCATAGAGAAAGGCATTCTCTGTCCATTCTGTGAGAACAAAGAAGTAGCATATCTTGTGTACTGAGTTTTTGGATCTTTACCATTGAAAATAGCAAAGTTGTTATAGCCAAGCATTTTACCTTTTTTATTTTTTACTTCATTTCTGAAAGCTGTACTTTCTTTATCGCGCTTACCTTTAATTTCTTCAAGCTTCTTTTCATCAGCTTCAGACTTATAACCAGTTTTCATATTATTCATATCTTTCTGGTTTTTTTCCTTCCACTTTTCCAAACTCATAATTGGCTGTGTTGGGTTTCCGCGTCTGTCGTATCTCTTGTTAAGTTCACCAGGGATTTCAGAAAGTAATTGTTTTGCTTTATCTACTTCACCATTCTTCAAAGCAGTAACATATTCAAGACGTTTGCCATTATAATTTGCTGCTTTAAGTGTTGTATTGTACAAAGAAACCAAACTTGGCTGCGCATTCTTTACAATCCAAGCCGCAGCATTTCTATCTTTTTTACAAAGATTATCATAAATACAAGAAATAATAGTAGCAAGATTCTTCTGTCTATCTGGGCCTGTAAAATGTTTCTCAAGGAATACTGTGTTCTTAAGTTGTTCTTCAGTATAACCAGCAGAGTCAACCATAGAAATTGCTTTCAAATCTGCTTGAGACCACATACCGTTGGCATATTTATTAGCAAAGAATTCTGCTTCTGACTTAGCTCCAGTATCAATCTCACCAGTTTTTCCACCAGACAAAGCACCAAGTTCATTTGAGTGGTGATCACTTACAAAGTCAGGATTAACAAGTGGTATTGAGTATTCTTTACAATTCTGTAAATTTATTTTTTCAAACTTGAATTTCTTGTTCTTTTTAGAATAATCTTCTAATGCTTTATAAGCCATAAATGCTTTATAAAGTTTATCCATTCCACTTTTAAAGAATTTGCTGTTTTCACCACCAGACTTTTGGAAACGATAGGCTTCCATCCTCTTAAATTCTTTTTCGAACCCTTCTCTTGAAGTATTTCTCCAATCAGGACTTTCTATAAACATAATAAAGAACTGTGGTGAGCCTTTAAAGTTATAAACACTCTGCCAGAGTTTCCAGAGATTTGCTTTTGGAAGTTTAGCAAAGTCTGTTACGTTTACATATTGTCCAGGCTTATCTGACTTAAACCTTTTATCAAAGTTTTTATCTTTGTCTTCATCGCCATACTGTGCAAACTCAACAGTTATTCTTTCTTTTGGAATACCTTGTTTAATAAGCTGCTGAACAACCGAAATACCAGAAGTTACACCATCAAGGTCAACGTGGCAAACAACCTTTGCCGACTTTGTTCCATGTGGAAGATGTAAACTTTCACTAATCAATCTATTTGCAAAAACGTGATTAAAATTATTCAATAAATTTTCTGTTAACATATAGTTAACTTCTTAATTTTGTTACGCATATTTATGCAAAAAACTGTATACCGAGGAGACATTTTTGACCTGTCACGCGACACCAGTGTCTCCTATGCATAATACTAAGTAACAAGTAGAAACAGATGTGGGGTTAATAAAAGCATTTTTCAACTAAATCAATAGCCTCTTCTAAATCAGAAGTTATTGTAGTTTTTGTTTTAATAATGATATAATATTTGTCCTCAAAACAATAAATAACTGGATAGAAAGGAGAAAGATGACCACCAACTAAAATCATTGGAGTATCTAATTGACTAAGTTGATCACAAATTTTTAATTTGTATTTTTTATCAATAGAATCAATGAAATTATTGTAAGTTTCAAGAGTTTTTCCGTTTTTGAAAATTCTTGAAATCTTACCTTTTTTGAGATTAATTTCTATTATTTTTTTTATAGTAATTCTATCCATACAATTATCTTATTTAAGTTAATAATATAGGAACAATCAATATGGAATTTAAAGATATTAATAATATTTTAAATGAAAGTAATGCACTCAGAAGAGCATATACTGCTCCAATAAAAAATAGTTATATTATAGATTTAAAGGCTAAGCCTGTAAAAAAAATTATTGTAAGAAATGATGCAGCAAAAAAACTTACAACAAAATGGGATAAATACAGAGATCCAACTGATTCATTGAGAAAAATTATGCTTGACCCAACACCTAAAGGATATGGTGGAAACGGAGTATATGGAGTATGGGAAGCAGTAAAAGGACATGAAGATTTATACGCCGACACAACATCAGAAAATGGAATAAAATGGTCTTTTACAGAATTGTGGCTTACAGAAAAAGGTGCTCAAAAACTACAAAATAATGTAATGCCTTTGCCAAGTGATTTCTATAAAGGTGAAAGCGGAATGCTTAGTGCTTATCGCACTACAAGAAGAAGAAAGGGATTGAAGTACGCTGCTGCAAATAAAGAGAAAGTAACAAGAGATATGAAAAAACTTGGAGAACTTAACAAAGCACAAGAAATAGATGATAAGAATTGGATGAAGTATCACGATAAAGTAGAAGAAATCAGAAAAGAATATGCAAACACTGGAATACAAACAGGCGGACATCAAGTCAGAGGCCGTTCTCCAAAAGCAGATACTAGATATTTCCAAGTAAGTGATAATTTTAGAAATCTTGATGATAGACTAGAACCATACCTTGGAAACCACAATAAATGCTCAGAAGAGGCTTGGGAATTGATACATAAAATTGGAGAAATCAGGGATGAAGCCCAAGAAAAGAAAAGTAGTAAAGAAGTAGCAAGTAAGATTGACAAAATTAAAAAAGAAGTAGATACTTTCATAAAAAAACATCCACTATAAAACACAAGGCCGCTTAAGCGGCCTTTTTTATTATTGACAAAAATCCTCGCAGTGATAATATACACTACATATAGTGTTTTATTTACTTAATAAGTTAATTATCCACTAAATAGAGGTACTAATGAAAGTAATTAAAAGAGATGACAGAAGAGAAGATTTTGACGAAGTAACAATCTTCAAAGCAATCAAAAAAGCAAACAACAGTAAAGAATATCCTGTTGAAAAAGAGAAAAGAATTTCTGATGACCAGATTATGGATGTAGTAAAATGGGTTATCAAGAAAATGCCAAAAGACAAAGAAGAAATTTCTGTAGAAGAAATTCAAGATTTGGTAGAAGACGGATTGGTTCACAAGAACCATACAGAAGTAGTTCGCTCATTTATTAAATATCGTGAAGAAAGAGCAAAGAAGAGATTTAAGAAGTTTGCTGTAATCCAGGCAATGGAAGACAAATATTCTGGAAAGACTTGGGATAAACAGAATGCAAACATTGACGGATTGAGCTATGACGGTAAGGCTGGTGAAGCACACGGATTACTTGATAAGGAACTTGCGCTTGACTATATGATTACTGAAAAGTTTGCAAAGAATCATAGAGATATGCTTGTTTATATCCACGACTTGGATAACTATAAAAAAGGAAAGCCAAACTGCTTAAGTTTCCCAGCAGATGATTATCGAGATCACGGAATGACAATTAAGATTCCAAGAGATATTCGTAGAGCTGGTTCTGTTTCAACTGAATCTCAGTTATCACTTGTTGAACTTCAGTCGCAGTCAATGCCACAGTTCGGCGGTGTATCTTTGACACACTGGGATTTCACACTCGAACCACTTGCTAACAAAGATTACTTTAAATTTTATAAAAAGAACTACGAAAGACTTACAGAGAGAGAACTTGATTACTCATTCGGCCCTTGGATGTCTATTGATGATCCAGATTACGCAGCTTGCAATGCGAAAGCAGCAAAATACGCTATGGAAGATTTGGAGCAAGAAGTACATCAGGCAATGGAAGGATTCTTACATAATGCAAATACACTTCAATCTAGAAGCGGAAATCAGCTTCCATTTACTTCAGTAAACTATGGAACTGATACTTCTGCAGCAGGAAAACTTGTAACAAGACAGTTATTAAAAGCCTGGGAAGAAGGAATTGGTGAACTTGGCCTGTCTCCTATATTCCCTTGTGGTATTTTCCAATATAAGAAAGGAATTAATGATAAACCTGGAACACCAAACTATGATCTTAAGCTGCAGGCAATCTCTGTACTTCCAAAGAGAGATTATCCGAACTTCGCAAACTGCGATTGGTCAGTTCAGAGAAAAGCATTTGAAAAATCTCAGGCAATTAAAGAGAAAGTTCTTTTAAGTCTTGATGAAAAAGATTTGTATGAACTTACTGGTTTAGGAGCAGCAGTAACAAAGCAGCTCGGCTTCGTGGTTGATTTCGATGAAGGTGATACTTATCAGATTAAGATGAATGATACAGAAGAACCTTATGAAATGATGTCAACTATGGGTTGTAGAACTTATAATGGCTTCGACATAAACTTCACAGAAGACTACTTTAGAGAAGTAATCAGAAGAACTATTAAAGATAAAACACCTCCAAGAGATATGCTTTGGTCAGGAATTCAGAAAGATGGACGAGGAAACATCGCCCCAGCGACTGTAATTCTTCCAATGATTGCAATGAAGGCAAAGCAGAAGGCTAAGGACAAGCCAGAATATATAGTAGATTACTTCTTGGATTTACTTGAAAAGTACATCGGTGATGCAAAAGATGAATTAATAGAAAGATTTAATTGGATTGCAGCTCAAGGCCCTGAGTCTTCAACATTTGTATATGGAAACTGTACAATGAAAGGCTATGTTCCAGAGGAAGGAATTGTTTCTGCTTTGAAGCACGGAACACTTGCTATCGGTCAGCTTGGCTTGGCTGAAACTCTTGAGATACTTGTTGGATGTGATCAGTGCGATCCTAAAGGTATGGAAGTAGCAAAGAGAATTGAGCAGAAGTTCGTCGATAAATGTAATGAATATAAAGAGCACTATAAAATGAACTTTGGTGTTTATTATACACCTGCAGAGAATCTTTGTTTTACTGCTTTCAAAGCATTCAAGAAGAAGTATGGCGATGTTGAAAATGTTACTTACTTTATAAACGATAAGGGTGAAAGAGTAGAAAAACTGTTCTTTACAAACTCTATTCACGTTCCAGTATACAAGAAGATTTCACCATTTGATAAGATTGATATCGAAAGTCAGCTGACTGGCTATTCTTCTGCTGGTTGTATCACTTATGTTGAAATTGGTGATGATGTAAAATACAACCTTAAAGCAATCGAACAGATTATCGACTATGCAATGAGTAAGGATATTCCTTACTTCGCTTTGAACTTCCAGATTAACGAATGTACAAACTGTGGTAATACAGATAATCTTTCAGAAGATGTTGGCGTATGTCCAATCTGTGGAAGCCGCGAGATAAACTGGCTTAGAAGAATTACTGGTTATTTGAATGGAAACTATCATACAAGTTTCAACAATGGTAAACAGAGAGAAGTTGAGCTTAGAGAAACACATACTAAGTTTAGTAATATAAAACTTAAAGGATGTTAAATGATAAAAGAAATCGAAGAACTAAGAGAATGGCTCGATGAACAACTTAAAGATATACCAGAGGACGTGAAAGATATTTCTTTCTTGTTCCCTGGTGAAGAAATGATAAAACCACTAAAAGAGCCTGAAGAGTATAAAGGTAAAACTTTTCACTTTTTTAGTAGTAGTTGGGTAAAAGAACCACAATTAATATGGAAAGACGATGATATTCCATTAGAATATTATATATCGTTGGAGGGAGAATGCGAATCGCAGGAATTATAGATGACGATATAGTAGACAGCGATGACGGTATAGCAGTGAGCTTGTGGACAGTTGGGTGTCCACACCACTGTAAAGGCTGCCATAATCAAAATCTTTGGGATTACGACGCTGGGCAAGATATACCAATCAAAGCAGTTATAAATGAAATAAAAGAAAAAATAAACAAGAATGGAGTTATGAGAAACTTTTCCGTTCTTGGTGGTGAACCTTTGGATCCACAAAACATAAAAGATGTATTAACTGTTCTTAAAGAAATAAGAGCAGCTTACCCAAATATAAAAATATATCTTTGGACTGGTTATACACTTGAAGAACTCCAAGAGAGAAAAGAATTTGATGAAGTTTTAAAGTATATTGATATTTTAATAGAAGGAAGATTCGTAGAAAATTTAAAACAAAACTTGCCACTTAGAGGTTCTTCAAATCAAAGAGTGTTTAAGGTTATTAGAGGGAACTACTCACAAGAGTTAGTAACTTTATATAAAATAGAGGGATAAAAAACCTTGGTTAAAATAGCCATCTAATAGTTATACTAAAGATAATTTAGTATAATTATTAGGAGGAAACAATGGGATTAAAAATATCTGATAGCAGATCCTTCAAACTTGAACCAGTAAGAAAGAACCGTTTCTTATTCCAGTTCTCTTCTGTACCTGGTAATGCTGAGGCACTCGAAGAAGGTCTTGCTTTCGTTGCTAAATCTGCAAGTGTTCCAGTTATTAGTTTTGAAAAGACACAAACAAAACGTATTCATGAATCATTTAATACAGCTGGTATGGTTTCTTGGAACGATTTGAACGTAGTGTTCAATGACTTCATCAGAAACTCTTCTACTTCAGTTAATGAAGTATCAGCAGGTGATGCAATGTATAACTGGTGTTCTATGATTTACAATCCACTGACAGGTCAGATGGGTTATAAAACACAGTACGCAACTTCTGCAACAGAAGCACAGTTCGACCCAGCAGGAAACATCATTCGCGCTTGGAATATTTTTGGTATCTTCCCTACATCAGTAGACTTTGGTGGAACTCTTTCTTACGAAGACGCTGGTGCAACAGAAATCAACTGTACTTATGCTTACGACTTAGCAATTAAAGCACAGGATTCTAAGACAGCAACAGAATCGGCATAATCTAATTTTGTCGATACTTACAAACACTCCCGTTCGGGAGTGTTTTTTTTTCGAAAGTTAATCTTATGGATTATCAAGAACAGATTGACAAATGGAAAGCCACAAACGAAACAGAAGCAAGAAATCTTTTTCATTTAAAAGAAGGTAGCAGCGAACTTACTTGGAGATTTACAAAACCAGACCAAACAAAGTCTCCAGATTTTATAGATATAAATAAATACTACGATCACTATAATATTCAAACTCCATTAATAAAAGTAGACTTCTTATCTGACACCAATATGGAAGATGGAATTCTTAATAAAACTTGGCAATCGCTTCAGGAAGGAAATGCTAATAACTTCATTCGCTCAATGACTATTGAAGATTCTGGATTTAAAACTTTAAGACTTCAATTAATAGATAGAACATTCCTGACAGTTCAAGTTCTTTTGGAAAGAGCTATCGCTAAAGGTAGTGGAAACGTTATTGAAGATAATTACCAAAATGAAAAAAAAGAAGTAGCAGTTAATAACCCGCAAGAAGGAGAAATGGTAACACTTGAGGTTTTAAAACAGCCAAATGGTGTTACAAATAATATAAGAGTAAACTATGGATGGTCTATAGATGATGGTGCTTGCGGAGGTTATTTTTCTAATTTAAAAAAAGCAGGCTTCAGAGATGGAAATGAAACAACAAACTATAGATGGAACTCAAGAACATATGCAAACTATGATCCATTAGTAAAGAATGATGGAAATATTTCAACTCTTGCTGCTGCAGAGAATTCAAACGAAGAAAAGTTCTCTTTCAATCTTTCTTCACAAAAAATTTTAACAGAATACAATTTACAAACTACAGCCTGGAACGGTTGGGAAGAATTCTATATCACAGATATAAAGTCTACACTGACAGAAACAGGTATAATATATGATATCACAGCCACTGGTGCGGACAATATGAAGCTTAATGGCTACAAGATGGTACAGATGTATGCCGAGCTAACCGCAAAACCAAAAGAAGTTCTTACTTGTTTAATGAACAACTTCAACGGAAGAAAAGATGAACTTGAAGCAAACATAAGAGGCAATAAAAGGCCATTCTATCTTCTATGGGTAGATGAAGAATACGACAAAATACAAGAAGAAAAGAAAATAGTTTTAATGAAAGATGGTAAACTATTTGACTCTTCAACTATACAAGATGAAAACGAAAAGAAAAAAGCAGAAGCTGACGCTAAATGGGAATCTATGTCTGAAGAACAAATGGAAAGTTATGCCAGAGATTCAAAAGTGAGATCTGGAAATCTTAGTAAGCGTATTGAAGTTTTAAAGAAAGCATTGGGTTGTATAACTTCAAATGCTGGTGGCGATGGAGATGAATCATATGTAGCTGGTAATACAATCGCTATTCAAAAGAAATTCCCAGGATATAATAAATCAGATTTCAAACCAAACAAAATAACTGGTGTTGAAAATATACATGGTGAATGTGCGGCCTATTATTACTTGGCTGCTTTGAATGAAAATATAATTCCAAGAGATGCGGATTTATATAAAAGCTCTGCTTTCTTTAAATTCCTTGAAGAAAACTTGGTAAATTTCAAACCAGATTTTACCGACTTCAAACCAGTAGAATGTGCAATATTAACTAATAGTTCTTTTAGGGGAAACAACTTCAATAGACAAGATATTCTCAGTGTAATGCCAAGGGCCTTCTTCGACGATTTGTTTGAAAAATCAGAATATAATGAGAAAGCAGCAAAAGTAAACGAAAACTTTGGTAATCAAGTAACACTTACTCTTATGAGTGAAGCTATGCTTACTCTTATGGATAATTTCATAGAAGGTATAAAACAGTCTGTGAGAACTGTTAGCACTTGCAGTGTTGATATTGATGGAAATGAATTTAACGAAACAAAGAAAACATATCTAGAAGTTCCACTTAATGTTGCCTTACTACTTTGTCCAACAGATAGTTATAAGACATATAAATATTTTGATAGCAAAAAAGTTGGAGAAGTGGAATATCCTAAAGCAACATATACCAAATCAGTTAAAACTTTTGACGAAACTTCCGCCAGAGTACAGTTGGTTGATTACTTTACAAAGATAGCAGGTTGGATTTCTAATTATGGTAGTGACAAGAAAGGAAGATTTAATGGACTTTACCGCGCCGAAAATCACAGTGACAAACCTGCAGACGCAATCTTTGGTACTGGAACAACTCCAATGAGAGTTTCTAAGTTTTATATATCAAAATCTGAAAGTGAAGCAGATGAAAAGTACGAAGAGCTTAAATCAAAAATAAAATCTAAATGGCAAACAGTATTCGATGACGGTAAAGCATACGGCGGAAACATTAACGGAGAAAAGGAAGAGGTATCAGTATTCTTCATTGCTTTGTGTTTGCTATCAGTTGTTAGTCAATTAAATGGCGGAACAGTATCAGGCTTCCAAGATGGCAAAGAAATGAAAGCCGACCATATGGCTGAACTTGAGCAATTTAAGGAATTGTGGAAAAAAGTAGTCACAGTAGATGAAAAAACAAATCCAATGGTTCTTTGGAATGATAGCGAAATATTAGACGTAAGTAATATAAGCACAGACCAAGAGTATGTTACTG